TGCTGTTGGTCCCCGGCAGCGGCTTCGGCGCTCCCGGCCACTTCCGGATCGCCTATTGCGTCCAGACGGAAATGATCGAACGGGCGCTGCCTCGGTTCAAGGCACTAGCGGACTCCTATCAATGACATAGCAACGGCAAAATACCCCGGCTCATTTGAAAAGAGCCGGGGTATTTTTATCAGGCAGCGATCCCCGTCCCTTCCGAAGAAAGGACGGGGGTCGTTTATTTTGCAGAAAGTCAGCTTAGTAAGCCACACCCCAGTAGATATCAGTGGTGCACTTCTCGCCGCAGACGGGGCAAACGCCCTCAGTGCCGGA